AGGCATTAAAAATTCTCCTTAATATTAATATTCTTTATAAATAGTCTTATCTTTTCTCAAAAGAAACTATTCGCGATAGTCTTTGTCTTTCTTTTTCCATGGAGCCTTATCGCCAACAATGACACGCTCCCTAGAAATCTTAACTTCTACGGCATTTTCTCTGATTGTTATTTGTGGCTTCTCTCTATTTGAGCCATCTCCGATTAAATACCCTAACACTTTGATAGAAACTTTAGTCTCAAACATTCTTTCATCTTCGTTTAACGCTGTGGTATTTTTGTTCTCGGAAAAGTCGGATTGAATAAAGGCTTCATATTTATGGCCGTCATATTCGAAAATAAATGAATTTAATTGACCAGTTCTCGTAATGAACGGAGTCATCAAATCATTCATTTGCTGTTGATACTCTGTTCTCAACACAATTGTATACATAACCGTAACATATGTCGGAATTGGTGACGTTAGAGATTCATATACGATTTTTTTATTATCGGACCTTCCGGTATCGCGGGAATCCTTGCTAGAACGTGCTACATCTGCGTTTGCAAAGTTTCTTGTCTTTTCTTGTTGTATTCTGCGGAACCTAGTGATGGCTCCGCCCTTATAATCTGAATTTTCAAAGATATGCGCTTGGAACGATCCTTTAAATGCGGGATCTTTTGCAATTGTGTCGCGATTAACTGTTATAATGGGTAATTTGATTTTACCTACAGAGTCACGAATTTCTTTATTGTTTTTAACTTGAAATAAACGATCTGTTCCTAGCCAAATCACAGGAGTCTTCTTAAATCCTTCGTTTGTTGTTGTACTTAAGCTCAATTCTTCGTTGACATATCGATAAATACCAAGATCAATTGTCTCAATTGTTGATGGTTCTAGTATTTCTACTTTATTCGGCATTGAATACTCCTTCTCTTGCTCTGATGCACTCGGCTTGAATCTCAAAACGATGCTCAACTTGACCAAATAGTAGTTTTGGCTCCATTAGCTTGGCTATCTCGTAAAAAACATCACCATATTTAACAAAATCCCCTTCTCTAACAAAAAGATTCTGATCTTCTGTTAATCTGCGCTTGTGAAAGTTAATTTTTATTTTTGTTGCTTTATCAACAGCGATATTATCCATAAAAGAAGTCTCAATGCCTTGAAATTCAACTAAAGCATGCACTCTTACAGGGGGAAGGAATGTTTTCTCCACTGCTTCTCCATATAAAGGATGATAATTTGTTGTTTCAATATCAATTGGGAAGTAAAGTACTTGCTGACCAACAACTCTTTCAATGATTTCATCGTTAACTTGTTTAACAAGGTCTCTTTCCTTTTCCCCAAAGAACATTGGGGGCGGAGGTGCTGCTGGTTTTTTCCATTTGTTATCTGACATTCATTTATCCTACAAAAATCTTAAGTGGTGTCTCGGTCACAATCGCCTTGGCATTATCAATCATTTCTTTGTCTGTTGCCAAGAGCTTGTTGTAAGTCAATTCGTCAAGTATTGTCTTTAATTCGTCGCGAAGAGCATCTTGCTCTGCCTTGGCCTGGCTTAATAAATCCGACGCGTTTAAAGTGATATTCTCACCAGGAATTGGAACGTTTCCACCAAACTTTCCTCTTATCTGGCCAAGTGTTTCTTTTGAAAGAGCAAGAGCGAATCTTCTGATCCATTGATGGCCGATTGAGTTGATATTTTCGTATGGAATATTCTCAAAAGGAAGGGTGTTCATGTTGTTGATTCCATCTTGACCATTATCATCATCGTCATCCCAAATATCTGTATTATCAACAGTAAAACGAAACCAAAATTTCTCCGGAGAGACACTGTCTGGTTCTGGGTATAATCTTAACTTATTATCGATAACTTCGTAGCTATAATGCGATGTACGGGTGTAAAGGTGGTCTTCATATTGTATCGCCTGTATCTTATTCTGCCAAGCTGGTATAACTTGAAACGAGGAATCATCGGCATATTGTCCGTATGTGCTCATATCACCAGTAACATTGAGTCCACCATAGTATCCATAGAATCTCCACATCTGTCGTGGAGAAACATAAAATACATTGCGTATCTTAACTCTTTTGTTTCCAACAATTGAGCCATATTTGGGATCATCTTCTAAAATTTGTTGAAGATCATAATCTTGTTGGTTTGAGACTCTATCAAAAGAAGCAGAGTAAATTGGCTGAGTTCCACCGATACCAGCTTCTGTTGCAAACTTGTCTCCAATCTTAAAGGCAATCTCAAAATTAAGTTTTGGGTATTTTAGTTGAGCGTTTGTCGGTCCTGTGGTTATTTCACCAGTGTGATCGAATGAACCTGTCGTTCCTCCGAGCGCAGAACCAAGAATGTTTTTTGATTGATGGATGTTGATAAGGTAAGAATATTCCAAAACAGCATCTTCAAAGTTTGCATAAACATTATCTTCTGTTAGTTCAATATCTAGAACGTCTCCACCTAATCGCTTATAAGTAAAAGCCACTTGAGCAGCAGCACCAGACAAAAACTCTGTAGAACTATCGTATACACCTAAAGGTGTGGCAGCAGCAACATTGTCTGTGTTTCCGGTGATTGGTAAAATAATAGCCGACGTTTGTGATGTTGGCGTTAAAGTTGGTAATGACATTCAATTCCCTCCGAGTCGTAGTAAATAGTTTTTAACTACTCTTCGGTCTTCTTTGAGCGCTTTGCTCTTCGCTTTGGCTTGTCTTCTTTTTCTTTTTGAGATCTCTCAGCTTCTTGTAAAGCTTTTTTCTCAGCAAGTTCTTTTGCTTTTTGAGCTGCTTCTTCAGCCTTTTGCTTCTTTTGTGCTTCTTCCGCAGCGTGCTTTGCAGCCGCCTCATGTTTAGCTTTCTCTGCGGCCATCTTTTTGGCCCAAAGTCTTTTTTGTTTCGGTTTCATAAAATTCTCCTTAAACGAATATTGTAAATAGTTTAAAAAAAGAAAACCCCCAACTCCGAAGAGAAGGGGGTTATATTAGAACTTTATCTAATCAAAAAGACTAGGAAGCTCCGGACTCACCTAGAAGGCCACGAACGATAACAAGACCGTACATATCAGGACGAACCATTTTCTTCGCATAGCGAGTCATGACTCCCTTGCGTGGTACGAAATCTTCTGGGCCAAAGATTGTAGGTGTAGTTTGGAGTGGTACATACGGAGCATATACATATCCAGACTCAAGGAAACTGTTTCCTTTTCGCCCTACAAGAACTACATTACGTGGGAAGTAAGGATCAACGATAACGTCGAACTTACGGCTGAGAGATCCAACCTTAACGGCACCAATCTCACCCTTGTCAGCATCAGCAGTTACGTTTGCACGGAATCCGCTGGTGAATTCAAGAACGTTAGCAACTTCAGGAGAACAAACTACAAAGTTAGCTCCACCACGAAGTGTCTTACGGTGAATTTGAGCAGAAACATCATTGATAGTTTCAATGAGAGTCTCATACCATTCACTTACTGTACCAGTGAAATCAGGAGCAGCAGTGCTAGCACCAATCTCAAGACCAGTTGAGCGATCTACAAACAATCCAGGTGAACGAGACCAGTAGTAAGTACTAGCGGTAGCGCCTTTGATAAGGTCTTCCATAATCTCACGATCGATTTCAAGAGCAATTTGCTCAGAAAGGATAGAAGTCAATTCTACTTCAGCATCCAAGTTGTGGTAAGCATTCAAGTCTTGTCCAAGTTCTGGAGTCCACTTTGCTTTCAATTTCTTGGTTACAGCTGTGATGGCGATTGAATCAACCTTGATATCAATTTCCGGGATATTAACGTTATCTTCAAGTCCCCAAACTTCTTGACCCTTAATAGAACCAAGAGCTGTTGAGATAGTTAAATCGTCTGTTTGTGGCCAAGACCAGTTAGCAGCAGCCAAATCAGCACCAGCAACCATTGCAGCTTTCAACTGTGTAGAAGTACCGGTTGCAGCACCGTCTGTTCCTTGTCCAGCAAATACAAGAGTAATTTTCTCAGTAGAAGCGTCATATGTTGTAAGACGACGAATTAGACGACCATGCTCAGCAACTCCGCTAGTAGATCCAGACAAAATGCCGTTTCCAATAGAAGAAGAAACATTAATAGCAACAACGTTCTTAAGATTCAACTGATCGAGTCCATCAGCATCAATTGTAATAGTACAGAATTCTGTTGAACCAGAAACAAAATCCGGATCAAAACGTACAGCTTTATCAGTAGCTGTTCCGGTACCGTAAGTAGCATCAATACCCGCAGCAGTGTTAAAGTTACCAGCAAGAGCGTTACCAGCACCAGATCCAGTTGGAGAAGAGTAGCCATTGTTCATTCCGTAAGGTCCAATATCACGATCTCCTACGATTCCGTCCAATGTTACACCTTCAGAGATCTCAGAAGCAAGCTTATCTGTACCGTAGAGGGATTGTCCTTCATTATTACCCAATCGTTGACGATCGAATGAAAAATCCAGGAAGAAAATGAGACCACTAGGTAGGCTCATTGGTTGTACACTAACAAGATCGTTAGCGATAAGTCCGGCGAATACACGACGAACAATTGGGAATGCAACAGCAGCGAAACCTTCTACGTCTCCACCAGCCATTGTGTTAGATTCACGAAGGAGTTCCTTCGCTTGGTTTTCAAGCAAACGAGCCATAGTTGACTTCTGATGCTCAGTTTGAAGACCTTCAAGTAGACCGGTTTTTCCCCATTTGGAAAGAAGAGCAGAGCCTTCCTTCTTCATGTCACGGTTTACGATGCCTTCGGTAAGTGTTTGTATAATAGACATTTTTTAACCTCCTTAAATATTGTTATTTAATGCCAGCAAGTTTTTTCATTTGATCAGCAAATGTATGCGTCTCAGATTCATTATCTTGCTTATTTCTACGTGGAAGAATTCCTGATAAATTTGATTTTCTTTGTACAGACTCGCTTAGGGTTCTGGGAGATCTTGTCTCTGATCCAGAAGTTACCGTAGCATTTAGAGCCTCGCAAAGATTTTTCGCTTCTTCGGGAGTTCTTGCCTTGGCGATGGCTTCGACAATTTTTGACTTTTGTCGCTCATTCAAGGAGGCATCACCTAAAGTTTTATTTGAATAAATCAATTTAGCGTTGGAGAGCATTGTCTCGTTAAGTTTCTCGGACAACTTCTCAACAGCGTCTTTATATTGTTTATTCTTTAACTTAAATCGTTTGAGTGTTTCTTTGAGGTTCTCATTCTCCTCTTTATATTGTGTGGATTGTTCATGGGCTAATTGCATCTCTCTTTGATACTCTAGTTCACCCTCATTTGTTTGAAAGGTTCCATCTTTTGTAGCTTTCATATCCACAATGAGTTCTTCTTCTAGAACTTCTGTATCGTCTTGATACATTTCATTCATAAGATCCATAATCTCATTAACAAGATTATCATCATCTTCCTCTTTTTCTTCTTGCAAGTCAAGACCAAGATCAAGGTCGCCTCCACCTTCTTCGGCAGGTTCCTCTGGTGCTGGTTCTTCACCGCCAACGTCTCCTAAGAGATCGGAAGGTCCATCCATAGTTTCTTCTGGTTGCTCTTCGGCATCAAAATCATTCTTAAGTTCTTCAAGATTAAACTCGTATACTGGTTCTTCAATATCCATTGAGAATTCAACAGTTTGATTAGGATCAGATACAGGAGAACCAGCAAATGGTGCCTCAACAGCAGCAGCCGGAGCAGCGCCGCCACCCATAGCCATTCCTTCTTCTTCTTGTAGAAGATTAGCATCTACCTCAGATAATTCAGACTCAGAAACAACAAAAGGTTTTTCACCTTCTTTTTGAATTGTTGCTTTGCCATCATCAACTTCCATTACACTGTAAACTTGACCTTCATATGTGGCCTTTCTTTTAGCTGGTGCTTGGTTTTCTTCTAGAAGAGATTCAACTGCTTCTTTAATTTGTGGTGCGAATTTTTCAATAAGTGATTGCTCGGCATTTTTCAGCGCGGCCTCTCGTAATGCTTGTGCATCTACGATAGCTTGTTCTAACATTGAAGACATTAATGTAAACTCCTAATAATACGTATCACTGTAAATAGTGAGAAAAGAAAGAAAAAGACAAAAACCCTATAAACTATAAATTGAGTCATAGTGATCATGAAGGTCTGAGATCTCGCTAGCAGACAAATCACGATTGAAAATACCAACTACAGCCAGTTGTCCATCAAAATAAGCATCAGATGGTGTTCTTGAGCGACCAATATAATTTTGGGTTCTCGTGTTATTATCTGGAAGATTACCAAAAGAATTGGTTGCGATTAACGTACCATTTCTATAGAATTTAGCATTAGTACCATCAGTCGTTATGCAGTAACTAGCAAGTGTGTTGTCTAGAATTATGATTGATTCTGTGCCTGTTTTAGAAGGATTGTAGTATTCCAACTTCATGGTTGTGCCGGTTTTCTTACGGCCAACATTCAAAGGAGTACTACTGCCGCCGCTAAAGTCCAATAATCTCTCCCAATTGTCTCCGGAGTCCAAATCAGCTACAAAGAAGTAAGTTGCTCCGTTTGTAAAATCAGCAAACCCAGAAGGAAGAGTCGCATGATGTGAGCTCCCGCCTGTGAAGTCAAACCACTTATCTGAACTACTAAAGGTTGGTGAATTAACAAGTGTAGCATGATTATCTTGACCCGAAAGATCCGACCAAGTTGTTCCAGAACCGCCATAGCTATCAGAATCAGAAGCATCCAAGAATAATAATGCATTGCTTGGTATCGTTACTCCTCCACCCGGAGCGGCAACATAAACAGTTGTTGAAAACCTTGCAAATACATTATAAGCATCTGAGATTCTTGTTATCTTTAAGTCAATAGTATCTGTTCCATTTGTTGACGCTGTTGGCAGGGACGTGCCTTCCCAATAGATAGCAGAACCCGTACTGTCTACCTTAAATGCTGTTGGGAGATATCCAGTACCACCTTGAGCTAAGATTAGACTACCATCAGTGGTTTGATTATTCTGTAAATTTAATTCTGTAAAGTTCGGAGTAAAGTCTCCTGAGATGCTACTATGATGAAAAACATTTGAATTTGTACAATCGTGTGTTACATCTCCCGTAGCCGCAGTGATAACATTTAAGGTTTTAATGGATGTTGTACCTACACTGTCATCTTGCCAAGTTAAAGCTCCATTACCATCTGTCTTAAGAACTTGTCCATTAGTCCCATCAGTATTTGGAAAAGTAATAGCTCCAAGAGCTAGAGTACCATTGGAGTTAAGTTCCATTAAAACAGTACCCGTATTTGACAGATTGCCCATTCCGTTTGTTCCGTTGTCTGGTATGGCATTTCTCCATTCAAAGCCAGCAGTGCTATTCTCGCTGAAGAATACAACTTTTTCATCATTGTTATCATCGCTTCCGTTTATTGCAATACCACCAAAATGCGAACCGGTCTTATGGAGAGCAAGAATTACATTTTCAATTGCTGATGAATTAGAAATATAACCCAATCCTTCTCCGGAAGTATAGTTCCCAATTGGAATGTGGTCTTTATTTATTGATATACCAAAACCGGCTTTATCATATATAGGGTGTGTTCCACCTAGCATTAAGGATTCATAAGCAACTAAGTTATTGGCTCTCATATAATCGAAACGACTTGAAGAGCCTCCGATAGAAGCACCGCCGTTTGAAATAGGAATGATACCGGAACTACCAATAACCATTTGATCTTGAATTGTAACTTGATTGTTGTAACACTCAATAGCAACATTATCAATGTCACCTTCTTTTGTTACTTGAAAGCTTAATCTACCATCTCCATCAGAGTCAGTCTTTGCGAGAATCATAGCAGATCTTTTAAGTGTGCTGGTCCCCGTATGAGCGAAAAATTGTATTCTAGCGATTTCATCATTTGTATTTACACCGGTCGGTGAAGCGGGAGTTCCCCTGGCTTTTGTAAAAGACCAATAACTACCTCCAACAGAATCCGCTGCGGAGTCAATAGAAAAAGTAGCAGCTTCTGTATTGTCTCCTATAACATGGAACTTATGTTGAGGCGCTGTGATTGCTACCCATTCATCGCTGGTGTTTCTGCCTCCTCCTAAATCTGTCCCAACTCCAATCGACTCTTTAGCTATTAAAGAACCGGAAGCTTTAAGATTGAAATCTGTATCAACAAGAATTCCATAATTACCAGCGAATGAACCATTATCATTAAACTGTATTTGTCGGTCTGCCCCGCCTGGTGGGTTTGCCCCAGAGCCTGTTGCTTGTGTTGCAAAGCTTAGATTTCCTTGGCCATCTGTTGCAAGCACTTGATTTGTGTTGCCATCTGTTACTGGAAAAGTAAACGCTTCATTAAAAGTAATGTTTCCGTTTGAGCCAGAGATCTTAAATCTTGTAGAGCCTCCAGTTTTTAGATCAATACGATCTTCTTCAAAGTCAATCATTGTATCGCGATTGGAATCATCGGCAGCTTTGATATCTCCTTGAACGGTTGAACCTTTTGAATATTTATATGACATTAAATTTCTCCTTTTTATAAATAGAAAAAGGGCCGAGCAAAGCCCGACCCCCAAGATAAAACTTGTGACTTTAGATTAGAATACTCTCCAATCATCAGAAGCAACATATACCAATTCAACAGCAGCACTGTCTGATTCAAGAACGATTGCAGATAAAGAACCGTCAATTGTTTGAGAACCAGCACGAGCGATTGTTACAGCTCCACTTTGAACACCAGCAACCTTAACCTTTACTGATTGTCCAACAGATGGAGAAGCAGGAAGAGTCAAAGTACGAGCAGCAGAAGTATTCGCAGAAGCAAAGTTAACACCAACTATAAGAGTAGCGTCTTCATCTCCGAATGAAGCAACAGCAGAAGTACCGTTTCCAATATAAGTCTTAAGACGACTCATAGTAGATTTACGCATTGTTCCATCAGCACCATCGTCAACCATGAACAAGTCAGCGTCAACAAGAGCAGCACCGATATCAGTTCCACCGTCCAATTCGATCGCAGAAAGAGCAACCTTTCCAGCAGTTGTGATTTGGTTCAACTTGGAATCAGCAATAGATCCAGCAAGCATGTCATTCGAAACAGCACTGTAAGAAATATCAGTTCCATCAGAAGAAAGAACAGTATTAGCAGCACCCTTAGCAAGCAATGCAGAAGCACCAGAAGCATTACCATGTAGAATAGAACCACGAGCAATTGCGTCAAGCAAGTTAATCTCAGAAGGAGCAGCAGTTAAAGCTGTAGCCAATTCACCGTCGGAAAGTGATGGAGAGAAAATCGCCAAAACACCGTCAGAATCTGGAAGCATAACAGTTCTATCAGCAGCAGGATCTACAAGAGTAAGAGTTGTTTCGAAATCATCAGCAACACCTTCAAATGTGAAAGAAGATGAAACATTGATAGTTGTTGAATCAACAGTTGTAGTTGTTCCTTGAACAGTCAAGTCACCAGCAACAATAACAGCACCAGCAAATGTAGCACTATCTGAAGATTGATTACCGATAGAGAAGTTTCCACCCATGTCAGTATTCAAAATCGCAGCAGCAGTAATAGAACCACCGAGGCTTGTAGAAGCACCAGCAATTGTGATAGCACTGTTAGACAACTTTGCATTAGCAATAGAACCAGCAAGCATTGCGTTTGTTACACCAAGAGCCTTGACACGAAGAGCATCAGAATCCAACTCAATTGAGCTATCATCAACACCAACAGCCAAAACACCGGATGAAGCCGCAAGACCATCACCAGCAACAGCAGTCATAAGATCAGCAATTGATTCTTTACCAGATACATCAGCATCAGCATCGTAAATAGCAATAGAGTCAGCGCCAACGTTAACAGCGGCATCAGCAAGATCAGAAAGATCCAACTGAAGATTTGAAACAGCAGCAGAACCATTATAAGAAGAAAAGTTAACACCACCATTGGTTGCTTTTGAAAGAGAGTTCAAGTTAGAACCCAAAGCAATACCAGAAATAGCACTGTTAGCTAGCTTACCGTTAGCAATAGAACCAGCAAGCATGTCATTTGTAATACCAGAAGCCTTTACACGGATAGTTGAAGCAGCAGAACCATTAAACGCAGATCCAGCAGAGTATTCAATAGATGAATCATCTACTGCAAGAGCATCAAGGTTAGTTCCAAGAGCCTTACCAGAGATAGTGCTTTCAGCAAGTTTTGCGATTGCGATCTCGCCAGCGTCGATTTGAGCGACGACATTAGCAGCAGTAGTATCATCTACGTCAGTTGCGACAAGACCATCCTCTGCTTTGATAGAACCACTAAGAATAGCAGCTCCAATTTGAAATTTATAAGCCATAAAAAAATCCTCCAAGATATGTATAGCATGAAAGCCCCGAAGGGCTTGCAAGGGTAATTAGTATTCCAGGGACATAAAAGCAGCTAGTAGATGAAGAATTTTGCAGAGCCGTCACAATACAAGTTTACCGCCGCATAGGGACTTTCTAAGGTAATTTCACTTTGACCGTCAATAGTTTCAGAATTACTCGTTTTTATTGTAATATTGTTTGTGTTTGCGTTTCCTGCTTCGTCTTTTATTGTTAAATATTGACCAGCAGAATATCCAGCCGCAGCAGGTAATCTTATCTCTAATGCAGCAGATGCAGAAACACCTAGGATTCTGTTGGCTACGGAGGCTGTTATTGTAGAAGTAACCGCAGTCCTTCCATAATCTATACCACCTGGGATTGTTATTGTAATATTATTACTAGAATTTGTCGCAGTCACACCTGCTCCAACAAAATCAAATGAGGATACCGCTGTGGTAATATCAGAACCTTCGTCTTTTACTGTTGTGGCACCTACACCATCAAGTTTTTCGTCTAGATACTTTCCAACATAAAGATATGCTGAGGCCGAAACCGGCACCACAGAGGCATTATAATCTTGTATAAAAACCGTACCAGCATAATAATCTACTTGCCAATCCGAACTATCTCCAGATGCTATCTCGTTAACGGGGTTTGTAGCGTCCCCCTTATACAGTTTTAAAAAATATCTATTTGGACTTGCATTAGAAATCAAAGGAGGGACTAATTGCAATCCTCCACGCGAATCATAAATCCTTTTCCCGTTTGTGAATACCCCAGAGCCCCTGTTGGGATTAGAAGATGTAGTTTCATAAGCAGAAGGAAGCTTTAAATAGTAACCATGTGTTCCGTTGTTACTGGCTTCGTCTCCACCACCTCCACTGTCGTTTGCATCGTATATAGTGTCTGAGATGGCCACTACGTCAAAGTAAACCCTTTCAACTGTAGCGGCAGCACCTGCGGAAGCGGAATATAGTGTGTAAAAGTCTGTTCCCGGAGCATTAGGGATCGGTTCTCCAAAAATACCCTCTGAGGGTAGTGAAACGTTTGAAGGTATAGATTCATTCACATCGCCCTTTAAATTAGACGTATGAGCTTTTCCAAGAAGTTTCTTGGCAGCGAATTGTGTTGATGTTAAATTGGTTTTTCCCGTACTCATTTTTTATCCTAGTAAACTATTTCTATTCTAGACAAATAACCAGTCCAGTCTTTATGTGCTGAGATTTTCAAAACAAAATATTGATCATCTCTTATCTGTTTTTCCAGCAATTGTATTCCAATCGCTCTACCGTTACCATCAACTGTTTGATTTAAATCAGAATTACCGCCACTGTATATTCCTACACCATCTGTATCAGGCTGTACGCCTGCTTGGTAAGGTCTAACTACGTCCCCCCATGCTGTGCTGGTATCATCCAATCCCGTGAAAGCAGGATCAAATGGAACTTTCAATTCAACATTAATATTCTTGTTCTCTCCAAGAGTTCCTGTATAAAATGAACCTCCTTTGGCACACAAATAAGCGTCTCCATAAAGCTTAACAGAGAATCCAGTAGCTTTTGCTAGTCCAGTTTCATTTCTAAAATAGCGATAGTAGGTTCTCACATCATCCGAAAGAACAGAGTAATTTGGATTTCCAGCAGGTGCTTGCAGTCCCGTTGAACCCTCAGAATTGTTTCTTGTATCTCCTGCTTTTCCTATTTGGAACGGTGAAATGGCATAACCATTAACAGTTACCATTCCATCTCCATGTGCGTTCGCAGCGTTCATGTGCGTTTGAGGGTTCCATGTATTTCCAGCATCAATTGCCGCAGCTTGGTTAGCGTAGTTTCCGGAAACAATTCTGTAGTCTTCAGTATTGAAGTATTCGTTGTTTGTCAGAGTTGTGCTTCCAATAGAACCAGAATATTTCATAAATGATGTTTTAGAAACAGTTGATGTGGTTCTATTTGTCTTAAATGGATGTTTTAATGTTGAAGCAACAGAAACATCATAATCTGTGAAAAGGCTAAGGCCACCACTTATTGAGGTAAGATTGTCAAACAAAACGGTTCCTGTTACTTGGAGTGTTGTTGTCTCACAGCCATCATTGTTATTAAGCGCTGGCATACTTGTCTGACTGACACCAGAATCAAAAGTTGTAACACCTGTACCTGTTGCTCTGATATTTGATATTGAACATCTGTCTGTTGTTCCAAAAGAAATAGCATCTGATTCTATGCTGTAAACATTACTATAAAAGTTACTGCCTGAGTAAGCAAAACTAGCAGAAGGTCTGGACGCAAAGTATTTGATACCAGATTGGTAATATATATCGCTGTGATCAAAGTCAGATAATACTGGTGTATTTACTGCTGTATTGTCAACCGCACCAGAAGCATCCACAACCCATTCAACATAGTTTGTTGTAGCATCTCCAGAAGTTCTATGAATTAATCTAGCATAATTCCAACCACCTCGTTGATCGTCAGCATCTATTTCATATGTTCCTGTTCTATATGGTCTTCGATAATCCGGAATAGAATCTGAGGTTGTGGAAAAACTGACTGCCGATACATTTAATCTGGAACCATTACCATTTGTAGTGTTGATTGCCGATAAAGTGCTGGATAAATCCACAGTATGCACTTCAGA